TAATATTACCGGAAGGCCGCGCGATTTTTTTTGTGGGCCCTTGACCAATGAAATTCAAGCTACATGGCTTATTTATTACCTGGGGACCATTAAATAGACTTCCTCACCAAGTTTGGATTCAAAACATGTGGGATCCATTATTGCACGAATTTCCTGAAAGCGTTCATGGTCTACGGTGCATGCTAGCGGTGAAATATCTTCAGGAAGTGGAAAAGACATATTCCCCGGACACAGTCGGCTACGATCTTGTCCGTGATCTGATTTTAGTTCTCCGCGCGAAGAACTATGTCGAAGCGACCAGCCGATATTATCATTTCAACTCCCGCATCGAAGGTACGTCGACGTCTGAACTTCGACAGCCCATATGTATCCCGTGCAGTTGTCCCCATTGCCCGCGTCACAAAGGGAAAGGCCTGGACAAACAGGCCGATGAACAGAAAACCTAGAATGTACAGGATGTACAGAAGTCCTGACGTGCCCAGGGGCTGTGAAGGCCCTTGTAAGGTTCAATCCTTCGAATCTAGGCACGATGTTTCTCATATTGGGAAGGTGATGTGCATCAGCGATGTTACACGAGGAACCGGACTCACACATCGCGTTGGGAAGCGATTTTGTGTGAAATCTGTTTACGTGTTGGGAAAAATATGGATGGACGAAAATATCAAGACTAAAAATCATACTAATAGCGTCATATTTTTTCTGGTTCGAGACCGTCGTCCTACAGGAACGCCACAGGATTTTGGGGAGGTTTTTAATATGTTCGACAATGAACCGAGCACTGCAACGGTGAAGAATATGCATCGTGATCGATATCAAGTGCTGCGCAAATGGCATGCTACTGTGACGGGAGGAACATACGCATCGAGGGAGCAAGCATTAGTTAGGAAGTTTGTTAGGGTTAATAATTATGTTGTCTACAATCAACAGGAGGCCGGCAAGTATGAGAATCATACTGAAAATGCATTAATGTTGTATATGGCCTGTACTCACGCATCGAACCCTGTATATGCAACTCTGAAAATCCGGATCTATTTTTATGATTCGGTAACAAATTAATATATATTCACTTTCACATCATACGAGCTTCTTACATCAATTGTTCTTTCCAATACATTGTCTAAAACATGATAAACAGATCTTATTACATTGTAAATAGAGAGCACCCCTAACATATCCAGGTACTTAAGGACCTGGGTTTTAAAGACTCTCAAGAAAATCCCAATCGGAGGGCGTAAGCCCGTCCAGATTTGGAAAGTTAGAGCACACTTGTGAAGTCCCAGCGCTTTCCTCAGGTTGTGGTTGAACAGTATCTGTACCACTATTATGTCGTGTTCTGTCATGAAGGGTCGGCTGTCGTGTTTCAATATTTTGAAATACAGGGGATTTGGAATTTCCCAAATAAAGACGCCACTCTCTGCTCGATCCGCAGTGATGTACTCCCCTGTGCGTGAATCCGTGATCATGGCAGTTTATTGACATGTAATACGAGCATCCGCACCGCAGATCAATCCGTTTGCGTCTGATGTTCCTCTTCTTCTTCTGTGGGAGCGTTGTTTGAGCGACCGGAATAGAGTGGTTCTTCGAGTTGGATGAAGACTGCATTCTTTATTGCCCACTGTTTTAGTGCTGAATTTTTTTCTTCGTCCAGATATTCTTTATAGCTGCTATTTGGTCCTTTATTGCAGAGGAAGATAGTGGGTATTCCACCTTTAATCATGACTGGCTTTCCGTATTTCGTGTTGCTTTGCCAGTCTCTTTGGGCCCCCATGAATTCTTTAAAATGCTTTAGGTAGTGCGGGTCGACGTCATCAATGACGTTGTACCAAGCTTCATTATTGTACACTCTCGGGCTCAGATCCAGATGACCGCATAGATAATTGTGTGGGCCTAAAGACCTGGCCCACATTGTCTTGCCCGTACGACTATCACCCTCAATGACAATACTCTTGGGTCTCCACGGCCGCGCAGCGGCATCCCTTACATTCTCAGACACCCAGACCTCAAGTTCCTCTGGAACTTGATCGAATGAAGAAGACAAAAAAGGACAAACAAAAACCTCTAAAGGAGGTGCAAAAATCCTATCTAAATTAGAATTCAAATTATGAAATTGGAAAATATAATCTTTTGGGAGTTTTTCCCTTATTATACTAAGTGCTGCTTCTTTAGAACCTGCGTTTAGGGCCTCTGCTGCTGCATCATTTGCTGTCTGTTGACCTCCTCTAGCAGATCGTCCATCGATCTGAAACTGACCCCAGTCAATGTAATCACCGTCTTTCTCGATGTAGGACTTGACATCGGAGCTGGACTTAGCTCCCTGGAAGTTTGGGTGGTATTGTGTGGAGGTATTAGGGTGAGTGACATCGAAATGTCTAGGGTTTCTGAACTGGCATTTACCTTTGAATTGGATGAGCGCGTGGATATGCAGAGACCCATCTTGGTGTTTTTCTTGTGATACTCTGATAAATAATTTGTCAGATGGACATGAAATGTTTCGAAGGAGTTCGAGCATATGCTCTTTTGGTATTGGGCATTTTGGGAAAGTGAGAAATATATTTTTTGCCTTAACTTGGAATTGGTTTGTTCGTGGCATATTGAATCGGGTGCTCTACAAAGCTCATAGGAATGGGGTGCTTTGGGTGCCTATTTATATTGAGCTCCCAAATGGCAATTTTGTAATTACGAAAAGTATTTCAAAACCCTAACGCTCCACTTTAATTCAAATCCATAAAGCGGCCTTCCGTA